AAAAAGAGATTCTATCTGAAAACAAAAACCATAAAAACCCACAAATCCATAAACCCACAAAAAGACTAAAGAAAAGACTAAAGATCTTTTTTTTGTTCCTGTCTGACTCTTGCTCTTTGTTCTATAGGCGTTTGTAAAGAGTACTCTTGCAGTGCACAAAAATTGAATATTTACCGGCTATAACAATTATTGGGTAGTTTAATCTTGTCATCGCAAAATGTCCTACGTAATTGTTTCTGTTAATGGCAATGATGTGCCCGTGATGTCTCCTAATCCGGAACTTGATATTGCTTTCTGCGTGAAGGCAACTCCTTTCGTAAACTGGATTGCCACTCTAGACCGCGGTCTGGATGTTTCTAAGATTATTATCCATGGTGCTGACTACTTTGGTTCACGAATTGGCTTTCTTAAGCTGGAGGCAGTGACAAAGTGTAATGGCAACCCCGTTCCTGGCATCATCTTCATGCGTGGCGGAGCAGTTTCTATCCTGCTAATTCTACACTGTAGGGACCAAGGCTGGATTGTTTGCACCCGACAGGCTCGTGTTCCTATCGGTAAGACAAACTTCCTTGAACTTCCTGCAGGTATGCTTGATGACTCCGGAGATTTTGTTGGGATCGCAGCCAAGGAGTTGGAGGAGGAGACCGGTATTCGGCTAAAGGCAACGGATCTTATTGATATGACTGCTCTTACTTATTATCCACCCCTTCCTCATCATACTGAGGAGGCTGGAGCCAAGGTTATCCGAGACAAGTCTACGCCTCTAAAGGGTATGTATCCGAGTGCTGGTGGTTGCGACGAGTTTATCCGTCTTATGCTACATGAGAAGAAGGTAACACAAGATGAATTGGAGTCCTTGCAGGGAAAGTTGACTGGATGCGCCGAAGAGGGTGAAAAGATTGTACTGGAGTTGGTTCCTTATGAGATGCTTTGGCGGGTTACTTCTGATGCAAAGGCTCTTTCGTCACTTCTACTCTTCCAGAATTTGACGCAGTATAAACAGTTGTAAGCGCCCAATAAAAGAAATGCAGGTTTTCTTTCCTCATAAGAGGTTCTTTTTTTGCTTTATAAGAATTAAAAATTGAATTTATAAGGCTAATAAATACTATTAGCCAGTTTCTTTGCTTGCGTAATTAAAAATGACACTCTTTAATGTAATCCAACATCAGTGTGTGGGAAAGCCCACTTATCTTGATGTTCTACCCGGTGATGTGCTCCAGTACTGCATCATTCCCTTCCTTGAATGGGAAGATCGTATTCATGTTAATATGTTAACTCCTGCTGGAGACAGAACTCCACCTAATAAAATACCTAAGGATCGGATTATTGGAAACCAGATCTTAATCTGCACACAGAAGTTAACGCGTCTTGCAGAAAACTCAGCGACTCTTCAAAGAATAAGAAATAACCATATATCACGTGGAAATACCCATGGTCCAAGTCTGACAAAGGTCACAGAGGAAATTATCAGATTTCTTGAATCCATTTTAGAACCTCATAATGTTCTGCTTGTCCAGTACAATCCTAATTTCCGTAAGGCTGTTAGTGATAAAATCATTGAGTTTTCAGATCCTACTATGATTGCTAAGATTCCCAGAATCTATCTACGGATAAAGATGGCTGAAACTATCCAACGGCTGACTGAGATGCTTACTTCATATCCTTTTGTTGAGTTTATTAAGTCACAGAGATATCTTTCTGCAGCCGTTACTCAAAATGAAACTGCAGTTCTTAATGAATGGTGGGTTCCAGGAAAAGGTGTCGTTGGACGCTATCAAGGTGATATTTATACTCAGATAGAATGACAGATAATACAAAAAAATTGAATTATTTATACTGTTAGAATTGTATGGGTTGCTTCTTTGAAATAATCATCTAAGAATCGTGTTAGAAATGATGTCTAAATGGGAAATCTCTATGGAAGACGCAATTGAGGCTACAAAGCCTCTCCCCAAGTATGAGGGTATTTGGGAATCCTTTCTCAGTGATGCAGATATCAACTGGAAGACCAATCTGCTAAAGGGTGATCACACTCTGTATGACTGGGATCTGACAAATAGCCGATATCTCCTGCAGGAGGCACAAGATAACTTTTCTGCATCTGAGAAACTCATTGGAGTCATCAAGTCTCAGATCACAATGGCGGAGGGTAAGAAGTTGAAGAAGGGCGAAAAGGACATTTTGCCGGGTCTCAAGGAGGCTCTTGGAACTGCTGTCATTGATAGAGACTCATCTTCTGGTTCTATTATCCTTCTCAAGAGGAATGTAGCGAAGTATAAGGCTTTCCAGCAGATTGCTATTGATAAGAATCGTACCCTGCGAAACATCTTGGAGATGTGGTTTTCTGGAAAGTTGGGTGACGAGTGGATGAAGAAGGCTGTCACTTGGGTTTCTGAGGAGGCTGCAAGGAGAATGAAGAATATTTAAAATTATAAAACAGAAACATAAAACAGAAACATAAACAGAAATATAAACAGAAATATAAAAAACAACAAAAAATTGAATTATTTTTACTGCTAGAATGGGTTGAGTTGAAAGAATCTAATCTGTAATCAAATCTGTAAGAAATGTCATCACGATCTGAGAAGGCAATGTTCAAGGCGGAGCAGATCTTTAAGGAATCCAAGAAGATCTATGAGGAGACTTATATTGATGAGACTGCATCTTGGGCTCTAGTCTTTGCCTATCAGAAGAAATGGGCTGACGAAAATCCAAATGATAAGTTTGGATATTGGAATTCACGGGAATATAAGAGTCTACAAAATTCCGCAATAAAGGCAAATGTTTCAAGATTGGATGCTCATAAGAAGCACTGGAAGAATTATGACTTCTTTGAACTCAAGAAGAGACAGTGGCAGGACTTCCTTGTGCGCGATGAGAAGCGAATTAAGCACTGTTCTTGCGGTGAACGTGATAACTCTGCGATGGTTCAGTGCAATGACTGCTTTCATTGGATTCATCTTACATGTGCAGATCTAACTGAGAAGGAAGCACAGGATCTGCCCGAGTTTATCTGCACTTCTTGCATGGCAAATACTCTTAAAAAGTTTGCGAATGATTTTATCCGCCATGAGGCTGGGGAGATTGATGACTCCGGAAATGAGGTTCCTGCAGATGAGTAAACTGAAAAAAACATAAATTATTAACTTATTTTTTGTCTATTTGAGTGCTAAAAAATTGAAATGCCAGTTTCGCACAGAATATTGCGGTAAGGTTGAATAAAATGGCATTTGAAGAATTTGAAGAAGTAAAGGGAAGGTCCAATAAAGAAATGACTGTAGAAAAGCTTACAGATTGGCTAAATAGTGATACGATTAAAATTCCTCCTTGGCAGAGGGAACTTGCATGGCCACAGTATATGCGCACTGTATTTGTATCTTCTGTCATAGATAATGATCCTACTCCACAGATTCTTCTTCGCAAAGTTGATATGGAGTATTATCTTGAGGATGGAAGGCAGCGTCTAACTGCTCTCCGTGATTTCCGTGATGGAGTCTTGACCGATAAGATTCGTCGCAAGTTTGATGATCTTTCTGCAGATGAAAAGAATAAGTTTCTTAAGTATCGTATTCCTGTCCAATCATACTGGGGTTACTCTAACAAGGAGGCTATTGAATTCTTCATGCGATATCAAGAGGGTAAGGCTCTTACTGTTGGTGAAAAGTATCATGCAGTTAATGATTGGTCTCCTCTTGTAAAGATGACAAAGGATCTTCTCATGACTGCTGGTTCGGGATTTCATGATCGCGCTGAAACTATCTGGGGTCGTCGTTGTGATGAGAAAAATAGTAATGGTGAAATTACTGATAAGAAGCGCACTTGGCTTGCATCTGCATGTGCCATTATTGGTGGTCTTGCTTGGGGGCCAACTCGTATTACAAAGCAATGGAATGATATTAATACACCAGAAACTGCAACAAATCCTGCAACAAGTATGCTTACTATGCCTCTACAAGGCGCAGGGGAAACTGAAGATCAAGTAAAGGCGAAGATTGTGTCCAAGTTGGAAATGATCTTTAGCATCTATGAGGAAGTTCAGCATCGTCATCCAGCCAATATGCCTAAGTGTAAGAAGCAGTTTGATCCAGGTTTTGCAACCGGATATATCATCTATAGTATGTCACGTGCAATTCCTAATGATTTCTTGAAGGAGCGATGGGTATCATTTCTTGTACATGAACGCAAACTTGATGCCACCTACAGAAAGCCAAAACTTCAGAGTGAAGAAGTTGTTGGTGAATGCAGGAATTGGAGTCTTGAGCGTTGGAAGAGGGGGCATAATCATGTCTTTCATAATACGCCATATGTTGTGACAACTGTCCCTATAGTGCAGAATCCTGCAAGTCCAGATGTAGATTCTGATGACTCAGAGTAACTTAGAATAAGCACTTAGTTAAAAATTTGAAACTTATAAATTACTTATTTTTTATTGGCAGGTAGCGTAAAGAAATCCAAAATGTCCACATACAATAATCCCGTAATCCGTAAGCAGCTGGTAGGCCAGCTGGAGCTTCTTGAGGCCTCTGCCGAGAAGGATAAGAAGACTCTGTTGGAGATTGCCAAGACGAAGAAGGCGATTGCCAATATTGATAAGGGTGCAGCAGATGAGAAGGCGGCCGCTGCTCATAAGGCAGCCCACGATGAGGCTGCTGCAAAGAAGAAGGAAGACCGCTGGAACAAGAAGCATGCTGGAAAGGAGTCATTGAGTCTTTACCATGATAAGGAGATCATGTGCAAGGACTGCTCCTACCCCTTCTATTTCTCTGCACGCCAGCAGGAGAAGTTCATTGAGCGACAGCTTTCAGAGCCTACTCGTTGCGATGAGTGCCGGGAGTACCGCAAGCAGTTCCAGCACAGGGTTCTCAACTGCACGGAGTGCACTAAGGACTTCAACTTCGGCATTGGTGCTCAGATCCATTACGTTGCACAGGATTTGGAGGATCCTGTTCTCTGCCATGAGTGCCGCGCCGCAAAGAAGAAGGTCATTCCACCCGAGATGATCACCTGCAAGGAGTGCAACACAGATTTCAAGTTCACTTATGGAGAGCAGATGTTCTTCAAGGAGCAGGGCTGGGAGGATCCGCGCCGATGCATTCCTTGCCGCAAGATCCACAAGGCTGAGTTTGCAGAGAAGATGGCTGCACGACTGGCTGCTAAGAGGGCAAAGCCTGCTCCTTCTGCTCCTTCTTCAGCGCCAGTAACAGAGGGCATTAATCCTGCTGAGCTTATTGCTGCTGCCTCCATGATGGTAGATGGCGATGGAACTTGGAATATTGCGTAAACTTGTAAAAAAAAGATAAAAAGAAAAAGATATAAAAATAAAACAAAAAAAAATTGAAATATTTTTAATGCAGTATGGTAGTTGGGTTTCTAGCAATCTATCAAATTTGTAATAAAATGGCTTCTATCAATGCAAATGGTGTAATTATTGGCAATCCGGACGAGATTATCTTCGTTCTGACAAAGGGCGATGTAGAGCGTGTCTACAATATGACACACGGTCCGCCTCTTGGAACTGCTCTGCCCGATTCTGTTTGGTCAGTCTTTCAGCAGAATATTTATCGCCTGGATGACCGGCTTGACCATGCCGCTGCGATTGAAGATATTCTTGCAGAGTACTGTCAGGTTCCTATTGCTACTCAGCCTGTCCCTATTGCCTCTGCACCTCCACCTCCTCCTGCAGAGTCTATTGTTACTGGTACTGCACCGCTTCCTGTAGAGCCCCCTTCTGTTCCAGCCCCAGATAACTGGGAGAAGATTCGTCGTAAGGAGTATAATACGAAGAAGTTTGTCCCTCCGGGTTATGGACGCCATGTTGTATGGTCTGCACATCGTGTTCGTGCCTTTATGGTCGCATTGAATCTTAAGCCTACAAATTATGACACAAATCTTAGGGCTCTTGCAGCTTTAGCTGGCGTCCATCCATATGATTTTCACTGGAAGACAAATCCAATTTCGTTTGGTGCGAAGAGGGGTCTGTCTGCGCAAAAGATGCAACAGATGATGGGACAAAGTTATTATGTGATGCAAGAGCGATTCAGTGTGAAGTCGTGGTAAAAAAGAAAGAAAGTAAAACAAAAAATTGAATTATTTTTAATGCAGAATAGTTAGCAGGGGTGAAAATGGCATTCTTTACTAATAGCGATCTTGCAGAAATCAGTGAAATGATTAAGAAGAAGAACGAGATTAAGGAAAAGACTAACCTTAATAATGATGTTGGAGATAGGCTCTTCACCGATATCCTGTATTCATTGAATGACAGCATCAAGGATGAGATGAAAGATAAGATTACTGCAGGATTTGAGCCTATTATTCCGATTTGGAGCACTACAGAGGTCACGTTCTATCGGGCTCCAGGCCAAAAGTGTGATATCCGCAACAATAATCATGTAAGTAATCCCGAGGTCACTTTAGAGGATTCTCTTGGTTCTTATATGAATGAAGTTCTTGGTTATTCTGGTAGATCTTACAAGATTAGTCATGTTCTTAAGATGACTGATGTTCTACATCTTTTATCACGCTACTTTGGTCCCAACTTTCATGTCTACATGAAAAGAAGGCGTATTATTGCTGAGGCAACGCATCATATTTACGAAGTGTCTGTTTTCTTGCAGTATTATCCGACAAGTTGGCCTCCAGCAATTGGTGCAAAGATTAATAAAGCATGGTCAGATTATCTTGCTAGAAGCATTTCATGCGTCTTTTGCAGTAAGAGTGTTACTAATCTAGAGGCTTTCCAGCATACATATTGCTCTTCTGAGTGTCATAAGAAAGACCATGAGTGATCTTTCTAAATGCGGATAGACTTATTTATACTTTTTGGCATTAACAGTATAAATGATAACTGAAGTTGATGTTGGCGATGTTGAATACCACAGACGCGCAATTAAAGGTATGATTACAGCTCAAAAACAAAGAGATCCATCCTTTACGGTAATTGATGTAGGAGGATCTATGGATGGGTGGTCCACAGACTGTGTAGACGCAATTATGGATTTCAATAAGCCTGATGTAGCAACTTCGGTTCATGTATTTGTAGCAAATCTAAACAAACAAAACGACTGGCAAGAGATTCTTGATTACGTTGCAAAGAATGGCAAGTTCTCCTATGTGATTTGTTCTCATACCTTAGAAGATATTGCGAATCCAACTCTAACGATGGATATGCTCCCCCATATTGCAACTGCTGGATATATTGCTGTTCCAAGCAAGTATATTGAACTTGCTAAGATTGAAGGAAACTATCGGGGATTCATCCATCATCGTTGGATTTTTGATTTTCAGAATGGAAAGTTCATTGGGTTTCCGAAACTACCCTTCATTGAATATGAAACGCACCTTCACAAACTTGCCGATACATCTCCTGAATTGGGTGAACTGTGTTTCTGCTGGAAAGACTCATTTCAGTATGAAATAATTAACAACGACTACATGGGCCCGAGCATTGATCATGTACATGAATACTATGAGCGTCTCTTACAATAAGAAGGACCATGCAGGATCTTTCTAAATCATTACCTGTTAAATTAACGTATGTTAGATATATATTTTTTTGAAAAAATTGAAAGGTAGAGTATTCTTAGGGTTAGTTGAATGTTGAAATGGCATCTATCAACTATCTACCCTATAAGGGATTTGAATATCATCCTCATCAGAAAGAGGGTGTGCAATGGATGCTAAAGAGGGAAGCGGCTGATGCTTCTTACTTCCAAGGCGGGATTCTAGCAGATGATATGGGATTAGGTAAGACATGGCAGCTGATTGGTCTTATTCTGAATGGCCTCTATAAGAGTACTCTTCTTGTTGTTCCTGCGTCTATGCAGGATACATGGATTGAAGCTCTAAAGAAGGCAGAAATAACCGTTCTGCAACGTAAAGATGACTGGAAGAAGATCTTTACTAGTAATCGGCAAGATGGACGTGGTGATCGTCGCGTCTATCTAACAAGTTATGACAGGCTTGTGAATGCGTGCAAGGGCGGCATTCTTAATGATCCTGAATCTATCGTTTGGGATCGTATTGTCTGCGATGAGGCACAGATGATTCGGAATGGTGAAGGAACTGCGCGATATGATTATCTGATGCGCCTTCCTCCTTGCCCCCGATGGCTTCTTACAGGAACGCCATTTCAGAATTCGGAGAATGATCTGCGTAATCTCTTTACATGGCTTGGAGCAGATGAACGGGTATCCCTTGAGGAACTTGTTACTAATTGTCTTATCCGCCGGACCTATGCAGATTTGCGTGATTCTGACATGAGTGGCGTACCTGAGCCCTATATCCGTGAAACGTTACTCTGTAAATATCAAAGCCGATATGAACTCCTTCTCTTGCAGAAACTTCTGGGGCGAATTCAGTGGGGCAAGAAAAATAAAATGCATCCTTTTATGATGCTAGAACTCTTCCTGCGGATGAATCAAGCAATGGCTCATCCCCATGTCTATCATGAATCTATTAAGAAGAAACGGGGTGTGGAAATGGTTTCTAAGGATTGGTCTATGGAAGAATCAGGTAAGACTTTTATGCTACGTGGTCTTATTAATCGTGATGGGATTAAGCCTATGATCGTTTTCTGTACATTTTCAGAAGAGATTAAGATTGTTCGCCGAGTCTTGGAGGAGCAGGGTTACGAGCATACCTATATCCTAGATGGATCTGTGGACTTTGCAGGAAGGCAGCGATCTATTGATGAGGGAAGACATCTTGTTGATTCGGGAAAGCAAAATGTTGCCTATATTGTTCAGTGGGTTGCTGGAGGTGCAGGATTAAATCTTCAGTTTTGCTCCTCTGTTGTTCTCTATACACAACACTGGAATCCAGCGGTTATCCAGCAGGCGATTGGCCGCGCTCATCGTATCGGGCAGAAGGAACAGGTACATGTCTATTCTCTTGTCTTTGGCTTTGAAGATGAACTTAATATGGACAAGCGGATGAGGGCTAAACAACAAGATAAGATGTCTGCCGCTCAAGAGATTTTGCCAACTTTACTGGAAGAAGATACTGTGCGTCCTGATATAAAGATTTAAGAAACAAAAAAAATTTGAAATTTTTTTTAGGGTATCAAATGGCGGGCTACAAGAAATAAGAAATGGATTACGCTTTTATTGACGAAATGAACGAAATGCAATCAATGACGTGGAAGGATATAATTCTTCGCGCCGCTAATCAGACTGCTGAGTATACTCTGAAAAATATGCATCCTCTAGCAAAGGATCCCTTCTTCTATGGATATCTTCTTGCGTTGACGATTTTCTGTATGATCTCCTACAGTGCATGTTCTTGCTGGTTGGAGTTGCGACGTCTCAAGCGATCTGAGGTTGAACTTGAGGAGGCTCTTGCTGAGACTGAGGATGAACTTGAGTATCAGCGACAGATCTCTGCTGATGCTGCTCATTATCTTGAGCAGGAAAAGTGTCGCTCGGAGGCTTTCCGTAAGGTCCGTGATCAGATCGGCTCCGATTCACAGGCTTGGCCTGTCATCGTTACTAATGAGGTTCTTGCTCTTCGGAATGAGCTAAATGAGATCCGAAAGCGACAGGTTGGTTAGAGTATTTAGTGCATAAAAAATTGAAAAAATAAAACCACCATATTTTTTATTGGCCGCAGTAAATAAGACAATATGGATCTCAGCAATGAAAGTGCAATTAATGAGATGAAGGAAATTGCTGCATACCATAAGGAGCAGTTGGCTATTGCCGAGAAGAAGATTAAGGAACTTCAGCCTGATGTGAAGTCTCTAGTCATTGCGATTGAGACACGAAATGCATACAAGCGTGGTTGGAAGAAGGTGGTTGATGAAGGACTGTTTGATAATGTTTCTAATATCTTGGAGGAGTGCTATGCATATTTCATTTCATCTGGTGAAATGGAAGATGAGTTTATTGCAAAGGCTAAGAATATGATGGGTAAGATTGGTAGTCTCAAGTGGCAGAACTTTACTCTTGAAGTGATTAAGTATCTTCATAAGAGGGGATCCTTCTATTGTGACGGGGAGTTTGATAACTTTGAGGACACTGCTGGAGGATGTGATGAAATTACACAGGATGCTGTAATGAATCTTATTGAGGAATCATCTGATTCTTCTGTACCTGCCAATCCTACTGTTGATCCTGTTATTGTTCATCCTTCTCATCTTTCTCCTCCTTCTCCAATTGATAAGGATTCTTGGGATTATAATCGCGGTCTTCAATCTACAATCCTTCAGATTTAGGATTATTAAAAAAAATTGAAAAAAAAAATACTTTATTTATTTTTTGCGGCGTTATAAGAAATCATTACAATGGCAACTATGTTCTACGAATCTAATCTTGAGACATCTGGAATGTTCTCTATGTCTTCCCATCAGCGGGAAAAGGAGAAGAAGAAGAGTGATCGGAAGTCTGGCAAGGAGCGGCGTAAGGCTGAGAAGACTCTTCAGCAGAATCACCCTCTATCTCAGCGATATGCAGATTATAATTCTGCATCAACCATTTGGTGTGACTACGGATCACCTATCCTAAATGATAAGGAGTCTCTTATTGTTCAGAATTCCTCAGCTAATAGCAAGCCTGCAACTGTTGTTCCTATTGCTAATGTAGAGAAGCCACTTGCAGAGTCCATTGCTCCTAATCTGCAGGAGATTATTGATATGCAGAATGCATATTTTGATCACTATTCTCTAATGGAGTATGAACTTGATATGCTTGATCTTCTTGAGGCACAGGAGACCGAGTTTCAGATCCGGTTGCAGAAGATGGAGAAGATTTGGTTGGAGGAGGACGCTGCTGGAGTACAGGATGATTATATTGCGGAGATTGATGATGACTATGATTTCTAAAAACTAAAAAACTAAAAACTAAAATACTAAATACTAAAAATACCAAAAAAATTTGATTCTTATTTATTTATTTATTTTTAGTTAATGTACGATCTAACCGTAATTTGTATTCCGCGGCAGGAAATTAATGAAATCTTGGAGGAATCAAAGCAGAATCTTCTTCTAGCAGATTATGCTCGTATCTTTGGTGTTATAAGTGTTATTATCTTTCTTCTATTCATTTTCAACATTCACTATCTGAAAAATGAACTTGCTAAATCTGAAAAGTTAAATACTGAACTTGTTCTCCTCTTCAATAAGATTCAAGAGGATAAGATTGCCACTTCAGGTCTAAATAAGAATTCTGATGCTGATAGTGATTCAGATGAATCAATCTGAGTAAAAAAGAATAAAGATAATATCTGCTGCTGCACCTCCAGCACAAAAAAAAAATAATAGTTTTTCTTCATCTGTTAGAGTTTGTTTTTTTGATTTTTTTGCAAAGTATATTGCTAGCCATAGAAAGAATGGAATAGCAATTATATCTCCTATACGAGGAAGACGCATTCTACTTATGCTTTAGATTGCATCCACATTGATATCTGCATCGGCGTCAGCATCTGCAGGAGCATCTTCGCTTCGGTCAAACTCAATCCCATCCTCATCGTCAGAAGAAGAACCAATCACACCCATAAAGAAACGACCATCCATCTCAGGAAGCATCTTTCTAAGACGCTGGATCTGCGATGAAGAAAAGACACACTCAATCATCGCATCCATTCGTACCGATGGATCTCCAAGATCAACGCGGACAAGATTTCCAACATCAATCCAAATTGCTCCACCACGACCCTTTCCCATTCTACCGGGAATAGTTGCCTGAACAATACGATCTCCACCCAACCAAACTGAGAAACGACCCTGTCCCAGCTTCTTATCCACCTTTGCTACAACAATTCGCTCATCCTTTGCAAGAATGTTGATTTCACCCTTTGCAATATCGTCAAGGAGATCCTCCACAAGACGCTTGTTCTTGATAGACTTACTTCCCTCCTTATTTGCGCCCTTCTTGGCCTTATTACCTCCAGTCAAATTCTTTGGCATCTTTGATTTATTACAGTTTCGTTGCTGGCTTTCAATTTTTGCTGTTACTGCTTAAAGGTTCAATTTTTTTGCCAATTATTAGTAGGATGGTTAAGATAAGTCTTCTTAGTTTTAATATTGCTAGCATGAGTCAAATTCCTAAAGAAATAGATTTTATTACCAAATCATATAATCCGGATATTCATGTTGAAATGACTCAAGAAGATGCTCGTACTTCAGCCTATGGAAAGGCTTACGATAATGAATCAATTCTTGATAAAAGTCAGTTTACAGCTGTAGATTATCAAATTGTTGGTAAAGAATCATTAAATCAGATGACCACAAAGCAAAATGCTGTTTTACGTGTTTGGTCAAAAAGAGGTGTTCCTGTTGAACTTCTTGCAAGAGGTCGTATTCAATTATCTTCAAAAGGTAAAGATGATTGGAAGAAAACTGTGCAATCTGGATTAGGAGCAACTGGTCTAGGATTTGGATTAGGAATAACTAAAGGAGCCATTTATCTTAAAATTAAATATCAAGATTCTGTCTTCTTATTTATTAATATGCATTTGCAAATGAAAAAAAATGCAGAAGGTCTTGGTCTTGCAATTCGTAAGAAAGGTTTTCTGGGTATCCTAAAACAAATACAAAAACTTAATTTGATTGATGATACAACATCTGTTTTTGCTGGAGGTGATCTAAATTTCCGAATGGACATGCAAGGAAAGAATCAGTTAAATACTTTGATGCCCGAAATACCTTTCTTGAAAGAATTACCAATTGATCCCGCTGAGAAGAAGTTTACTTGCAAATTTAAGGAAGGAATAAATACATCCTGCAGAACTGAACAAAGTCCCGATACATCAAATGCTGGACTTTATAGAGCCGGAATTCAAAGAAGATGGGATGGATGCATGGAGCCTCTACGTATTCCTAGCAGATGTGATCGGTTCTTGTATCGCTTACCTTCAACTAAGATTCTTACAGTTCCATATTATAAAGTTTTAAATTTACTTGCAGAATCAGATCATAATGCTATTTGGTCTGTTGTAGATATTACAGATGGTCAAGGAGAAGTCTTTCCTGCTTGGGGAGAAAAATATCCTAATTGGAATAAAAATGAATTAACAACTAGAAAAAATCTACGCAATATTGCTCAAAAATATACCGCTATTATTCATTCTGTTAAAGATGGTATTACTCGTATGACTCTGAAAGCAGATAAGTTCCCTGGTAACAGAACACGTAAAAATTGAAACTAATTGTGGGTAAGTAAAGGGTACAAGTAAATGCCAATATGGAATTAACTCGTAATCTGTATCGTCTTGAGGAAGTTAAGGCCTCATTAATCTTTTGTCTTGTAAATGGAAAAACTAAAAGTGCTTTATTCTGGTGTGAAGAGATTCTTGCAAGTGAATGTGGATGGATTCTTGGAGAAGTTCTTCTTCAATCTTGGATCTGGTATGCTTGTCCTTATGATGTTTCTTTGATTTATGATATCCGTAATGCTGATTATGATTGTGATGTAGATGATGCTATTATTCAGATTGTTATGCGCCTTATATCTGCAATTCAGAAAGGTGAACGTAATATGATTCGTACTCTAACACTTGGATTGCGGACACATCCCACCGGTGGATATACTAAGAAACCAAAGCAGGAACAAAAGAAAACAGAAATTCATCATATTCTGTCAGATGCTGGATGCAGAGGTTTAGGTGATAGAATGTGGTATTATCTTTCAAGAAATTTAGACTTTCAAAGCTTGAAGAATCTTGTTAGAGGTTCAAAGAAAGAAAAAAAGATTCTTGGAAATGCTATTCAAACCTTGATGGATCTTTCTGTTAATGATCGTTATAAACTTCCAGCATTGGCTGCTTGCTGTCTTATAATCTCTTGCAGAAGTGATAAACGAAAGATCATCTGTAAGAAATCTGATATTGATGGTGTTCCCAATCATAGGCTTTCTATTACCTCATGGTTAGCCGAACAGGGGAAAAGGACTGGACGAATCTTTGATGTTGAACCTATTGGTATTCTTGGACTAAGAAAACAGAGTTCTATGCAAGAAATTCGGGATATCTATCCAGCTTTAAAAGAAGGAACACCCTTTTGGAAAAGGATTACTGGAGCCTATGATCTAGCAGATGATTCCAGCAAAGAATCATTCTATGATACTTGGTTTCCGAATGATATTCCGGATGAATGGTCCTTAGATGACCAGAATAAGAGTCATGGTGATGCAAATTCTTCACTTTCTTGCAGGAAATATAATGAACTTTACTTTCGTTCTTTTGTAAAATCTAAGTATTTTGGACTTTATCTACAGTTGGCTGAGAAGCAATCTAATTTCTTAGATTTTGAGTCGTTATACAAAAATATTAAGATTATTCCTCCTCTTTATGCCTAATCTTTTGGTATTAATTGGATTGATGTATTAAGAAGTTGTTTAATATCAGATGGTGAATTGCTTTGTTTACCTAGTTTTGGCACTGTTAAGTAAAATGAAGAATATAATTGTTCATGAACCCAATAAACATCAAGTGAAAATGATGATTCTATTTCACCAAAAGCATTTATCCATTTTTCTAGTTTTGTAGCACCTTCATTAAAATTATGCAATAATCTTGGTGCATATTCTTTTGTTATTATATAACCGGAAGTAGTTGGTGCCCAATAAATCTTTTGAAGAACATCTTTTTCAATAGTAGGTGATATATATATACCATTACCAACAGTAGCTAACATTAAACAATCAATCTTAGTATTACTTGTAAAAATCTTGTTCAGAACTTCATTTGTTTTTTCTTTTGATTCTGTAAATTGAAAATCATCTTCCAATATTAAACAACGATCTTTACCTGTAGATATAAAATGTCTAATTGCCCCAATATGACTTTTTACACATCCTAGCAAACCAAATTTATGATCTAATCCAGCTACACGAATCACTTTTTCTTTAGGAATTTCCATTTTTCTTAGTTCATTTGATATTTCTTCTAATCTATCTGGTCTTCTTTCTAAATTAATAAAATAAATATTATCAATCTTATCCATCTATTTTTTAAAATAAATTTAACATCCACTATCATACGCATTTTTTAGAGACCCAACTCTGCTAGTTTCACTAAATTTCAGGATTGATTGATTCTTTGCAGAATTAATTTCTTTTGCAACTTTCTGAATTGCTGCTAGCCCTTTAAAGAATGTATAATCTACTGCTGGTTTTGCTCCAAAATTTGTTCTAAGTGTTACATTTTTTTCATTTTTACTTAAATAATTATTTACTAGACTTTTTACTAGAAGTATACACGATTCTGGTAAAGGTTCTGTAAATTCAGTATCTTCAACTAATACTTTTGTAAAAGAATAGTATTTATTTTCTTTTTCTTTTAGACTTCCGATACTTGTCCACCCCTGTCCATAATTATCAATAACAACTAGTTCTCCTGCACTCTTTACATTTTCGGGATAAGGATCAATCCTGTGATAAATTGCAATTACATAACGATTTTCACCTAATATAATTGACTCTATTGCTTGTGTCTCCGTAATTTTAACAGACTCCATTAATTTCTAAAATTCAATCTTGTTTAAAGTCAATTTTTTAATAGATATAAGAAATGTCTTGGAATGTCTACTTACTTCTGTCAAATACTGGACTAACATATGTAGGTGCAACTGTTGATTTAGATCATCGTTTGCGTCAACATAATGGAGAAATAAAGGGTGGGGCTAAAGCAACTTCTGTCTGTCCCGGAGGTTGGATTCGTGTTGCTCATGTTGAAGGATTTGCTAATGGTACTGCTGCTCTGCAATTTGAATGGGCTTGGAAACGGTGTTGTAGGATGACAAGATTAAAAGGAATAATGAAACGGATGTGGGGTCTGAATATACTTCTTGATAAAGTTAAACCAACTATAAAAGCAGCACCATTTTCAGAAAGTAATCTGATTCTCGTGCTAGAAACTCAAGAAGCCGAAGATGCTTGGACTCAACAAGGTGATGCACCATCGTTTTTAATGGTTATTCGGAAAGATGATATATAGATAGAGTAGGATGGCTACTGTATATATAATTCAAAATAGAAGTGGAGGAACTTATCTAGCAGCAACAAATCTTCCTTTAGATCATAGATTAAAGCAACATAATGGATTAAATAATATAAAACCTCTTGGATATATTGACGAGTGGTCCTACACTTGTTTTATTAATGGATTCAGTAGTACTGATTTTATTTTTTTTCAGATGTCTTGGAGAAATATAAATATTAACGGAATGAGTGATGGAATTGTTGGAAATACTGTACTTTATCGTCTTGCAAATTTAGTAGATTTATTAAATACATTCGTGACAACAGATACTTTAACTCTTCATTTATGCACTAGTGAAAGTGTTAGTTGTTGGGTAAATGCTTCCCAAGGTGCATCATGGCCTTTTCTAACTGTTATTGATGAATCTCCTCAGATTTCTGATGGACTTTATTAGATTTTCTTTGCTTTCGTGGCTTCTGTGGAATATCAATTTGCTCTTCTACTTCATCTTGCAGCATAAATAAATTCTTCTTTAGATTATCTTTTAAAGATACTAAAGTATCAATCTGTTTATTCTGAGCAGTAATTATATTTGTAATTTCTCGTATACGCAAATTCAATTCCCGCACCTGGTTTTGAATTTTCTTTAATAAGTCATCCTTCTCTTCTTCATCATGTGTTGTTGAAATTGCCGTTAAAATTCTAAAGGCTGCCGCTAAACAACGACCACTTTCTTGAAAATCCATATCTTTCAAGCAGATAAATAATATTGGTTTCTTCTTTTCTGTTTTATCTATTTCAAAGTGATTTTTTGTTGAAATTATACTTTTTAAACTTACTAGTATACCTCCTGACACTAATTCATCTCCATCTATATCACGAACTAACTTTTCACGATCTTTCTTTGGAATAGGTGTCATAAAATTCTTTGAATCCAACAAAAATATAGAATTACCTGCACCATTTGAAATACTAATACGAAAATCACTTCCATGACTTTCACTTGCAACATTTGTAATATCTCCATTTACAAACTCTTGTAGTAATTTTTCAACTTCATATTCACCTATTTTTCCAAGTGCCTGGCTTGATTGTGGTTGGATTATTTGACTTTGGGTCCTTGTCGCTAAAAGTATATCTTTTTTCTCAGATTCTACCTGCAGCACTTCAATCTTAGCTTTTAATGCTGCTGCTTCTACTCTTATATCAAGTGCTTGTTCTTGTGCTTTTTGTCTTATTTCAGCTGCCTGTTCTTGTGCTTTTTGTCTTATTTCAGATGCCAGTTCTTGCGCTTTTTGTCTTTCTTCTATTGTTGCTTCTCTAACTGCTATTCTTTTTTCTTCTTGAACTTGCTTTCTGATCATAGATTCTTGCATCTCAAGTTGTAATTGTAAATTTTCTATTCTAGTTTGTGCATCTTTCTGTACACGAAGAATAGTTTCATCCAAGCACGAAAAATTAGCTGCCTCTTTTTCTGCAATTGTCCAACATTGAAGTCCAAGTTCTACAATACATAATTTATCTGCTGGAGATGCTTTTTGAAATTTAGGCGGAAACTCCATTATCTCTTTATAGCGGTTCTTTTTAAAGTCTTTTTTATATCAAGTATTTAATGGAGCCTGCAAAATTAAAGTTTAATGAATGTATAAATGAAATAAATAAAATAAAAATACAAGAAGTCATTGAAGGAAGTATTTCAGAAAAACAAATCCTATTTTTTATTGAATATTTAATTCAAAATCCTAATATTAAAAATATTCTTGAAATTGGTTTTAATTTAGGATCTAGTGCTGCTGCTTTTTTATCTGCTAGAACTGATACTATTGTCATAAGCATTGATATTGGAATTCATAGTTATGTAAAAGATGCTAAGAAAGTTATAAATACTTGTTTTCCTAATCGTCATACACTTTTAATTGGTGATTCAAAAATTCTTATGCGAAAGATTGAACTTATATATCCTAACTTTAAACCAGATCTCATCTTTATTGATGGTGATCATATTGAACCTACTCCAATAATTGATCTACGAAATGCTCTGTATCTTGCAAATAAAGATACATCTATTATTCTTGATGATTGTTCTATAGCAAATGGATATGCTGGTGTTATTCAAGCTTACTTAGAAGTTATTAAATATAAAGAAATTGATGTTTCTTCTACTAAGGTATATGTTGATGGCATAACAGGATGGATACTTATGAAGAAACCAAAGGCAAAGACGGAAGAGGTGCAAGAGGTGATAATACTACAATAATCTGAACCATATCTTCAACTAAAACATCTTTAGAACCTGGCTGCATAAACTGAATTCCATAACCAACTAGATTTGGATATGATGGCTTTAAAGCCTTTAGATAGATATTAATTTGTGCCTTCAATGGTGCAGGAGAAAAGGATGATGTAGCCTTTAATTCAATCAGAATTGATTCAGATCCCTTTACTGCAAGAATATCTAGACGAGCAAATCCAACAGAAATTAGGTGTCCCTGATTTCCCGGATCATATAGAGTCGGTACAACCCGCTCCAACTCAACGTTCCATCCTGCTACTCTGAGTTCTGCTGCTAGTGCCTCTTGATAGACCTTTTCTGAGTGACCACTTCCTAATTGCTGTGCAATTCTTGCACACATATCACTTAGTTGCTGATCCATTGGTACTTATTATAATTAATTTAAGAATCAATTTTATCTTTTCATGCAGAATCATAGATGGATGTTGAATCTATAATTTTAAAATTAGATGATCTAACAGAAGTTCAGCGCGATACTCTGCGAATTAGATTCTGCGGAATTGTTAAATTTTATAAAGCACGAGTCCGAACTACCAATGTAATTGCATTCTATATGCACTTTTTTGTTACTGTTGGAAGTCTTATCGTTCCAGCACTGCTCAGTATCCAATCACCCGGAATGAGTTCTACTATGTTCGGTGCAACTGAATTATACTGGTCTACTTGGACAATTTCACTTTTTGTTACAATTAGTAATGGTGTTTTAAATCTTTTTAAGATTGATAAAAAATATTACTCTTTGAATACTGTTCTTGCTCATCTACAGTCCGAAGGATGGCAGTATATTGCTTTAAGTGGTAGGTATTCTGGTCATCTTGGTGATCATGTTAAAAAGCCTACACACAAAAATCAGTTTGTATATTTCTGCAGTATGATTGAAAAAATAACAATGCGACAGATTCAAGACGAGTACTATAAAGTTAATGATGAATCACAAAAAGAAACCAAACCTAAAATTATTAAAAATGATTCTGAATCTCCTGCTGGTCAAAAATTACTTTCCCCTAGTAATATCTTACCTCCTAGTCCAATGGATATGGTATCTATGCCTTCACCTGAAGCAAATTTGTTAGTTGAAGATTCTTCTATTACGATTCATGTTAAGTCTGAAAATCCAACAATTCTTCCTGCAGAAAATCCTGTTTCTGCTACTAAAATTATTAATCATTAATAGGTGATGACAATTAGATGTCGTTCTAGGAAATGTAAAAAATCAGCAGTTCAAGGACTCTTGTTTTGTAAAGTTCATAAAGATACATTTAGATTTAGTCCTACTTCTGGTGATGAACCTTCTTATGAACCTGAAAAGTGGTCAAAAGATCCTAATATCCGAAGATCTCATAATTGTTACTCTTATTCCATGAATGCCATGGATGGCCGCCGAATTGAAGACTGCGCTACACATGGCGGTGAAAAATGTGAAGTTAGTTATCATCAGCCCGGATCTAGAAAGAAGACTAATCCTCGTTTAAGACGCAAGAGTTACGCTAAATGCAAATCACTTATCAAATTAATTAAAGATGATATTCCCCAAATTAAACCGGTTGAATACAATCATAGATGCCCGGTCGGTTCTAGCAAGATTGCTCTAGTTATTGATCCTTCAGATGATTACCATTTTTATCGTCAAGATCCTGATGGATACTGGTCCCATAAACCTGGGTCTCAGCCTGTCACAAGGTTAGACGCAGATAATGTTCAAATTATTAATCCTGCAACTGCAGAACGTGATTATACTAAAGTCGGAAAGACATTAAATTATACTAATTTTTGCGGACTATTCTGCGTTCCACGTAGAATGCGCATATTGTTAGAAAAAGGAGGAGCACGTAAAACCCGAAAGAAGTGATTATTTGGATTTACAAATTCTAGCATTTGAATTGCTGAATATCTTTGATTTGGATCATACTGAAGCATCTTGGATAATATATCCTTGATCTTCTTTGTATCAAATTCTTTCACTGTCTGCTGACCAGGCCATGCTGAACAATGCAAATAAGCATTGAAAAAACAAATACCTAGTGAAAAGATATCCAACTTAGCGCCATATGTATTATAAAATGTTACAGAATCTGTCATTATCTTTTGATCTCTTGATAACTTCTCTAAAACTTCTTCTATCGGATCTACCTTATTTATAATCTGATTGTATCTTGCAAACATTGGATTTTGTCCAATCTGTTGGAGACCAGCTCTAATATCAATAAAATTTGCATTCATTGCATAGACATGATATTCTGGTGGCATGAAATTTAGATTAGGATTAAATTCGCTAAACTTGTCTAATTCTTCTTTGTTTGGCTTTTTCGTATTGTGTGCTAAACCAAAATCTATATACCATGGTTTTCCATTCGTATCAATCATAATATTTTTGTCGTGTATATCTGTGTGATTCCAACCATTCTTATGCAAGAGAACTAGACCTTCTAACAGATTCTCTAAAATGGAAATGAAATGCTTACAGAACCATTCCGTTTTTGTTAAAGATTGCTTTAGTGTTTCACCTCCAAACTTCATTCCAAGAATAAGTAAAGGTGAATCTGACTGAGTTAAGGCACACTTATACCAATCAGGATCTGTCTGTGATGGTGATGCACGACAACTATTTTTTGGAACAATAATATAATTTTGTAACTCTGGAATTGTTCTAAGAATTTTTGTTTTCTTTAATTCATCTTGTTGTCCAACTCCTTCAAGTGTAATTATTTTACCTATCTCCGCTTTTAAAGGTTTTTGTGTTGAAGAACAGATCGGTGGACCTTTAAAAAGACAACCATAATCACCCGATGCAAATAATGCTCCACCTTTTTGTATTTCCATCTCTGTAGATTACTAAGAATATATGTTCTTAATTTAACCAAAATGTAGAAATTGTAAATGAACATATTGTATTTTAGTAAAATGTAAATCTTCTTTACCTGGTTCACCGCAACAATCTATAATTACTATATCTGAAAGATCAGTACTATTCTGAAATCCACTAAAATTTGTACAATGCTGCTCAAAAACTGATGAGTCTATCTTTAATCCATGAAACAAACAAGAAGTATAAATGGCTCTATTAAATAAACATTGATCATAACAATATGCTTTAGGTTTTATTTCTTTCTCTAGTTCATCATGTTGCTGCCATAAAAATGAAAATATTATTTTATGATAGTCTTTGCCCCAGAATGCAAATTTTCCTGAATTATATCCAGGTAAATTTTCTATTTTGCTAAATAATAAATTTCTTTCATTCTCAGATAAATATGTGCCATAGTTACTATTCTTTAATAATCCCTCTGCATGTAAATAAATGAATTGTGGTTTCATTTTTGCAAGAACAATTTTTAATGATTGAACAAATTGTATATCTATGTCAGTGTACATTAAAATATCTTGATCGTAATCAAAATTAACATAATATCTATACATACATCCTTCTTCAAATGTTTTTGGAGATGGTATTATTACTAAACTAGAAGAGCAAGGTAGAAGTTTAAGTAATTTATTAAAAACTGTACATCCAATTAGAAAATCCATTGTTCTTTGATCCAGTATTATTACTAATTTATCATTCTTGTTTAGCGATTTTGATGTTATTAATGAAGAAACCCAAAAATTAAACATTGATAGATATTTATTTTTACTTGCATCTGCTGATTCAAGTGTAAAGATTGAACATAATAAACATACTGATGGCATTCTATTTTCATCTTAGTATAATAATTTTATATTTTTTACGTGCATCACATAGGGATGAATGAAACTTATGTTTTAATTGCTTGCATATTAATCATAGGATTCTTTGCATTTGAATATGTTAAAACTAAATGGCCTTCTTTTACTGAAGGATTTCAAGACTTAGGAAAACCTAATTATTTTGCTAAATATTTTCCTCGTCGCTATGATATTGTACCTGGACAAAAAATGGAAGATTATGGCTACTTACGTGATCCACGCTACAGTGAAGCTTATGCCGATGTTCAATTAACTGGACACAAAAATGATTTTTGTCGTGTTGTTATGAGGCCAGGTAATCCTAAATCTATGATTGTTGCTTGTGCTCTTGCAGGTACTGAAGGTCTTGATCCTTATCAATTCAAATCTGCCTCTGTTGGAAGCGGTTTTCAAATTTCACGCGATGATTATTATAATGATGCAAATGGTGATGGACGTGATGATTATTGTCGTATTCTGAAACAACCAAATGGTACTTTTGAAAGTCATTGCGCTCTTGCAGGGCTTGATGGTTTCACTGATAAAGATATTCAAGATTCTAATCCACCTGCCGATATAAAAGACCTTCTTTGGTTTTATGAGGGAATCATGGTCTGGTATCGTCTATTTGACGATATGGTTGATTATGCTCAGAATGCGAAGTTAGCAAAATCTGGTGATATCACTCTTGATGAAGATCCTACAAAGACTAAAACTCAAGGTTTAGAACTTAACAGAATTTCACCTTCTCTTCTTGAAAATGGTGTGCCTTTGAAGAATGCTCCTGCTTCAGATCAGTTCGTTCGTCTGGGTGAAAATGATCGCTTAGAATTTACTGAAAAGATTCCTTTGCGCTTTCTCAGAGCAGTTTCAGTCTGGGTCCATTTTGATGCATTTACCAATAATGCTCGTATCTTTGATTTTGGTAATGGTTCTGGTCATGATAATGTTCTACTTGGAATTGATGGTCGCGGTGATATTGAAACTAAACAACTTGAATTTAATCAAGCACGTCCTTCCGACTCAGATAGAGTCTGCTCCACTAGTCCGGCAAAAGAAGTTTCTCCTCAACGCATGGTTAAGACTAGTGATGCAAATGTTGATGAATGGGAATGTAATGGACCCGGTCCTGTAGATACTCCTCTTGAACAAAAGAATCTTACAGGAAAACCTGATCTTTTTCCAACTGCTTCTCTTGTCTTTGAAATCTGGGATGAACGTCAGCGTAAAATGAGAATTAAGGTCCCTAAAGCTATTAAACTTCGGGTCTGGCAACATATTGTCGTCACAACTACTGACGCTGAAAGTTTCAGACCTACTTGGGAAGTTTATATAGATGGTGAAAAGATTTTTTCTTTTGTTGATGGTCATATGCCTACTACTAATTTCTACTCCAATAACTATATCGGAAAGAGCAACTGGGAAAATAATGAAACTCAATATGCAAATAAAGATGAACGGTTCCGTGGAGCAATCTTTGATTTCCGTTTATACAAAACTCCTATGTCTCAAGCAAAGATTAAGCGGTCTATGGAATGGGGGTATCCTAAACTTTTTCATAACTTTGAGTCTGAAGCCTAAGAACAAAATATGTAGAATAAACAATGTATTCAATTGCTACGTTAGCAAATGAACATGCTGTTGCTGATCTTGCAGTACTCTTCTTTACTCTAGAACTATGGAATTCTACTCCACCAATTATCTATATTTTCTCTGATGCACCGACTATTCCTAAGATTGAAGCACTTCCTTACAAAGGTAAAAAGGTTATTAAAGATGCTCTTGCTCCGTATATTGGTCTAAATCGCGCTACCATGGAACGCACTCCTGGTATGAAATTTAAGACTCTTTTTGCTGATTTCTGTGCTGAAAAACCACGGCTTCTTTCATGGGCTCTTGATGCAAACCCCAGCCCTGAGGATGTAACAGCTGATGGTGTTCTTTTCTTAGACTCTGATATCTGTCATCTTGGACCTCTGCCTTCTCTTGCATCTGAAATTCAATTGGCTTTGAGTCCCCATATGATTAGAAAGTCTGATACAGATCGCTTTGGAATCTATAATGCTGGATTCCTTTTTTTACGGAGCAAAGAAATTGCAGATAAATGGTATGAATTATGCGCAACTTCATATTTCTTTGAACAAGGATGTTTGGAAGATCTGTCTGTTTGGGTTTCGCTAAAATGGCCTGGAGGATTTGAAAAATTTCCTGTTACTGTGAACTATGGATGGTGGAGATTATGGCAAGGCGATCGTCCTTCTGCTGACCTACAGAAAGAATGGCGTATTCTCCGACGTGATGGATGGAGTGGTCTTGCTATTAATTCCGCTCCTGTTCAGTCTATTCATACTCATTGGCATACCCGCGATGATATGGCTACAATGCGTTTTAATATATGGATCTTAGGAGAACTACGGAAACTTACTTCTGTAAAGAAAACTGCAAAACTTGTTACCCTGTTAGAAAAGATTGTAAAATCTTAAAAAAATTGATAACTTCTTTGCAAGATTAGGTGTGCCGGCAAAATGAATAACATGGAAGAAAGAATAAAACTCTTTCAGGAATTACATAATAACAAGTGGTTTCATATAATGAATTGGACACTTGATCTTATTTTAATTAAAGATCCAAAAAACAGACGAAATCATATTGCGTTTGGATCATGCTTTTACTTTGACGATGACTAAATGGCTTTCTTACAGGTCTCCAAAGTTAGTCGGAACATTCCTTCTGGTGATGCATTTACTGCAAACCAATCACGTCCTGCCTTAGACATCTCTTCCCACTTCTCAGCAGTAATACCAGAGATTTTTTCCTTAATTTCTTCTCCAGATTTTACACGCAGATAATGAACTCCTTCTACGGGTGGATTCAAATAATACTTCATATCCACTTCAGGTGAACAAAGTGGAACTACTCCTAAAGCAAAATATTCAATTTCTCTATTACACTTATTACCATATCCTGCAAGAGCCAAACCAAAACGGGAATTACTCAATTCTAGCAGATATTCCTCTTGTGTATATGAATAAGGCTTCCCAGTTGAATCTAGAGGCATTGACCACTTCTGAATATGGTCAGCCCATTGTGACTTTGTCCTATTTTTCATCTGAACTCCGTTTTCAACCTTTCCTAAAAAGATCGTTTCAGTCTTACGCTGCTCATATGTCTGAAATACATATTTCTGCAAGAAATCCTCTAACTTTTTTGGGGATCGCGGCCAAAATGACCACACTGAATTTTTTTCTGGAGAATCTGTGATTGGTGGTGTGCAGTTTCCAAACAGACCAAAATCGTACTTTACTGTGGGATCTAACCACTTTAGTGTAGGTCTATCATATAAGAGAACATTTCCAATCTTATTCAACCAGCAATAGGGAGTCGTGCTAGAACGTTGGATTTGAACTAATCCTTTAGAAGACCAAAGCTCTACCATTTCTCTAAATGTATCACCTGAATGTGCATGCAGATCCTTCGGCTCAAATGGAACAATGACTGTAGGTCTATCAGATAATGAGATAGAAGTTGTTAGTGCCTTTGCATAACAAAAATTCTTAGTGGCTAGATTTATATCACGGGATGCATGCTGTCTTTGATAATCTAATGGTTCCCTCTTTGCTACAATCATCACATACTGAAGCCCGCACACTCCTGCAAGATGTATAAATTCACCCTTTGGTTCTGTATCCTTAATAACCTCCATTACTGTTGCTTCTGGCTTGAGACACCACATCCATGCAAGAGGTGACCATTTACTATTAGACTGAGCTAACAGAATATCTGCAGTTGCAATCATTTGGAACATTTCTTTTTGAGGAGTCTTTGCTGAAACCCGAAGAACAGTCCAATCACTAAATGTTGTCTCTTGGATTCTTTCTAGCCATGCTTTTGATAGAATTTCATCATCATCTTCCACGCAGAAAACTACACGACCTTTTTCTTGTGAAGCTACTTCATGTAGATAATCTGGTATTAGTGATTTTAGATAACCAATTTCTGTCGGTGTTGGAGGTTGTGAAGTTGGTTCTGTAACCCATAATTCATCCGTATAATATTGTACCTTCTCATCATATGGAACCATATTTAGATGTGCTGACTGCCAATTTAAAAGTGAAAAGAAATCTCCAATACCCGGAAGTTGACAGACTAAGAATTCTGGATTAGCTTTGGGATTTTTCTTCTGAATTTGTGATTTTACTCCTAGGAATCTTGCAAGATAGTTTATTGACCAAAGACCAAGATTTTGACTCATCTCTTGATTCATTGGTATAGAAATGAGCGAAGGAACATATAGAGTTCTTGCTAGAATATTTGTATTTGATTTTTCCCATCCATCTTTCCAAATTGGATTTCTTCCTAGATAAATTTCATTCATTCCATAAAAAAGACCACTGGCCTCCATAAACTTATTCTTCAAATAATACATTGTTTGATTTGGCTGTGCTTCATACACAAATTCATTTTCCTCCTTAATACTAAAATCCCAAACCTTTTCTCTTCTTAACATTGAACATACTGTTGCTGCTGCATTTTCATTTACATATTTAATTCTTCTTGCAATATTTGTCATCTTTGTTTGTTCACCCTTTATCCACGTAATATCATCAAGTGATACAACTGATTTATACTCTTGAATTGCTGTGGGATCAATATACAGGAAAATTGGCCTTTGTACTACATTTTGAGGATTATAATCACGAATTGCTGAATTATGAATATGATGAGTCTTAATTGTATATGCTGGATTACAAACAAGAAATTTGTTCTTCAACATTGCAATACTTAATGCATTATCGCAACCTGGTATACCAAAATTAATCTTAAAATCCTCTTGATCTGGATTAAATGTTATATCATCTGAAAGAACTATCCATGTATCTTGACTATCTGGTCGCGGTCCAAAAATCTTTGAAGGCTGCTTTTCCTTTTCATCTGTAATCTGCGGAGGATTCGGATCATCCCATCGTAGAAGTGACAGAAACTTTCCTTTTAAATTTATTGTGTAAAGATGACGGATACTTGCATCAAAATAGATATCTGTATTTGCAAATGCAACAATCGTGTTTGGAGGAATATTTGTCTTAATATGCTTGAAGACTGCATCATAGGAAATTCTATTTACAATTACAAATTCTTTGACCTTAGGATTCAACCATTCAGGATAGGATTTTTCATTCAGAAGATGAATTTCATCAATATAAGGATTCATTATATTCCGCTTAATACACTCCTTGAGTTCACGACTTCTTCTTGCTAGAGGATGCTGGAAATACTGCTGGATTACTATAAATTTAGGAATTAGTGTTTGCACTAAAGGTGTATTTATAATTTTTCCCTCATGCTTGGTGAAAACATTTGCTGCATTCTTCACTTTTGAAAGATCATTATTTAAAAGAAGACGATTAAAACGGAAGACTGTGGCAATTGCTAGAACAATCTGCAAGACTGGTGATGAATCTACTAATTCATGTTCAATAAAAGGATATAAATCAAACATTTCAGAGTAACAAATGATATTGAATTCTTGCAGGAATTCTATCGTAAGTTGCTCGGATGCTGTAATACTAAGAAAAATAATACTAATTTCATGTTTATGAAGTGGCAACCAATTATTCCAGAATGTTAAATCTTCATCAGATAACTTATTATGCAAGAGAATATATGCTGGTGATAAAGGATCCATCACTTGAAGGCCTCTTTTATCAGAGACAATTGTCTGATATCTTGACCATCTAATTGTTTTTTCTGCTTTGTGGTCTAAGTATACCAGTGTTTTTTGATCTCTAGAAATTTGCGTTTCAGAGCGCATAATACGTATAGGTGCTCCCGTAATTGGGTGTCTTGCTAATGACATACCTATCTAAACATAACTAACAGTGTCTATTTAAATGTCAAACTCAGTCTGTATTTTGATCAATTCTTGTCCAAAATACAATTATCTTGCAGTTATTTGCTGCCGACTGATTAGGCGTTATGCACCATTACTTACATGGCCATTAGTATTAGCAACAGCAGGATTAACTGCTACAGAGGTGCAAGGGCTAGAAAGTCTAAATGTTAGAATAATGAATCAGACAGAAGAAGAGAATTTAGATTTTATTGAAAGTCGTTGTGTGGCTCTGCGTATCTTGCAGAAAGAATTTACTTATGTTTTATTACTTCAAGATGATTTTTTTCTAGATCGTGAACCTATGTATCGGGTCTTAGAATCTGCTGTCCAATTCTTGCAAGAAAATCCTGCTTATGTTTGTGTTCGTTTGATGCCTTGTCCGGGACCTAAAGGACCTTCTGTTGGTGAATGGAAAAAGATTGAATTGGGACAGTATCTTTTTTCATTTCAAGCAGGAATTTGGTCTTGTAAATGGCTTTTATTATTCTTTGAAAGAATGATTACTGAATCTATTACTGATTTTCCGAAGTATAACTGCAAGAAAAATCATTATTGGTTGATTGTAAATCCTTGTGAAACTGGACTTGGTGCATCAGTCTGCATGAAGTTAGAATACAATGCAGTTGGATTTCCTAGGATTGGATCTTGGTCTAATGCTGTTTTTCTATCGCCGTGGCCTTATAGACCAACTGCAGTAGAAAAAGGTGTTCTTCAGCCTTGGGCAAAAGAAATGATTAAAAGAGAAGGTTTTTAAGATTCAAAACCTGTGCCTGTGCCTGTGCCTCCTCCTCCACCGCTGAATCCTGCTTGCAAAATAAATTCTTTTGTAGTTGAAACATATACTCCTAAAAAGTTATCATATGCGCCAATAACTGTTATTGTATTTGCGTAAGAACCATAATTATTGCTATATGATACTTGTATAGTGCCAAATCCAGATATATTCGCACCTGACCAAGTGTATTGTGATCCATTCCATGACCAAGTGCCACCGTCATATACATCAGGGAAAGTTATTGATGAAATATATAAATTGTTTACAACAGTATTATCAGTATATTTGAAGAAAGTTGCACTAAAAATACTAAAGATTGTAGCATCAGTTGTTGCTGCATTTGATACAGTTACTTGTGATGTATTCATTACTTTAGCACTTACTGTGCACACTTGACTTAATGTTAGTGTTAGTGTGAATGCGGTTGTATCACCAGCACCACCTTGTTTATCATATGTTCCAGTTACTGTTGCTACTCCACCAAATGTTGATGTTACAGATGTAACTTTAGAGAATGCAATTGAAGTACCACTTGTTGTAAATCCACTCGTAGTTGCTGTATTATTCAATGTTATTCCAGTTACTGTATATGTTGATATTGCTCCACGACTAAAATTATATTGGAATAATGATGATGCTGTTGCTAGATTTAAATTGTCTGTATATGTTGTTCCACTTGCACTTGCATTATTTGTATATGTTTGTGCTGTAACAATTGATGCAGCATTTGTTTCTTGCAGAGATACTGCTATTGAGAAATCACCATTTTCTGGATTTGTATTTGATGGACCATCATATGTTCCTACAAGTGTCGCTATTCCTGTTTTACTTCCAAGACTTGCGCTACTGAAAGATACTGTTGTTAATCCATTAGTTGTAAATCCATTAGCAATTGCATTTGCATTTAATGTGATTGTTGATAATGTGACATTTGAAGAAGCCATTGCATTTGATGCACTTCCAGTGTAATAGTAAATACTTGAATCGCTTCCTAAACCAGCTATACTGCCGCCGGGAGTAAAATTCATTGAGGTATCAGTAAATGTTGCTGCCTCAGCCGGAGTATTAGAATAACTTAACGCTGTTTTGATTCCATAGAAACTTGCTGAAGTAAATGTATGTGACATATTCACTGTTATTGCAAAACTTGTAGCAAATCCAGCACCATCATGTTTATCATATAAGCCGTTAATTGTCATTGTTGCCGGACAAACTAGTGTAGTATCTGTTGATTTATTAATTGTTACTCCATAATCTAATGGATTATTAACGGTGTATGCGGTTTGTGTATCACTTGCCTCTGTAATTGATGTGATTGTGTAATTTGTTCCATATGTTCCCATAGTTGCTCCAGTTGTATCATAAATGTATGTTGGTGTACTGAAAGAAACAATCACTGGAGTACCACTTACTGAGTTTCCACTATAACTTCTTGCAGTAGCAGTATTCATTATCTGCTTAGCAATAAATGTTGGGGCTGTAATTGCCGCTGCATTAATGGTATCAGTATCTAGTTGGAGTGTATACACAACTGAATTACCTCTTGTGCCAGAATTTGATGTATTTACTGTGATTGATGTGTAATTACTTGTTAAATTTATTGATGTTGAGTGATGCTGTGTTAGATAATTATATGTTGGTGTAAAAGTTAGTAAAGTATTCGTTACAATTGCTCTTGGTCTGAGAAAATCAACTGAATCTACTGTTACTGCATTTGAGTTTAAGTTATAATTAACTCCTGTACCTGTGCCTCCTTTTGGATTACCTGTACTTGCGCTTGTACCCGTGCCTGTACCTGCACTTGTACCAGTACCTGTGCTTGTACCTGTACCTGTATCTACACCTGTACCTGTATCCAAACCAGTAGCAGTGATTATAATTGATGCAGGATCAGTTCCTGCTACACTATTTACAGTTGGAGTTCCAGAAGGATACCATTGTATTAGTTTCACATATAAAGTTGTATTAGGATTTCCATTCCAGTTTATTGTTGCACTAAAACCAGATGTTGCACTTCCATTATAATTATTTGCATAACGAACTGAATTTGTATTTGAAATAATATTCAGATTTGATCCATTAAATGTAATTGTTTCAAATTGGGGTGCTGCAGTAATTACTGTGTATGTCATCGTTACGCGACCATGTGCTTGACCTTTTGATCCTCCACCCTGTGTATTAACTATTGTTCCAGTTAAATAATTAATGTAAGATGATCCACCTGCACCTCCTTGATAGTAATAAACTCCACCACCGCCACCATAAAATCCTCCACCGCCACCTCCTGCTTGAATATTTCCTTGTCCGCCATAATATCTTGCTTGTCCCGATGTATTATAATAATCTTGGTAATAAAGTCCGCCGGAATTTCCATAATAGCCAAATAGATACCCACCAGAACCTCCGCCAAACTGCGTTCCACCTGTTGGAGCACCACCATAAGGTGATGTTCCACTTTGACCGACTGATGCTCCACCAAACCCTCCATATTGATAATATCCATCACCACCACCTCCTCCTGCAGTCACAATATCTACGTATTGCGGATAACCACTTGAACCAGATATATATTGTAGTGCTGAACGACCGCCACCAGCACCACCATACGGACTTTCTCCTGCTCCACCACCACCATAATTCCAATCATAATTGGCATTTTGACCACCAACTACAACTATATATTGATCACCCGGTGAAACAACTAGTGTTCCAGATACAAATCCACCTTGTGTTTCTATTTCTTGTCCATTAAATCCTCCTGTTTCACCATATTGCCCCGCAGCTCCATATAATGATACGAACAATGATCGTACACCAGTCGGTACTGTGAAGTATTGATCTGAACCAGAATAAAAGAAATTGCTTGTTATTTCAGAACCAGATTGTGCATTACTTGCGGAAACAAGAGCAGAAGTTGCCGCATTACTTGCAATATTAAGATATGAATCCATTATTGTGGAATAACTTCTTTCTAATCCAATAAATGATGATATTTGATTTGAATATTGATTTAGATTTGTGCTTGTAAGTGTTAAGACTCTTTGATAATTTGAAGATACATTTACAAATATTATATTCAGTGAATTGAAATCATATGAAGCACTAGTATTTATTAGTGATGAAAAACTGGTTGAAGTTAATACAAAAGTGCTTAAATTTTGTGCGTTAATAAAATTAAAATTTGTAGTTATTACTGGATTAATTATATTCATTGATGCATCATACAATATATTTATTTCTCTAGCACTTAATGCTGTTGCTACATATGTTGTCTTCAAAGCTGAATAACCTGCATTACTTGCTGTAAAATATGCGTTAGTTGTTGATGCTAAAGCAATTGTCGTATTACTAAAAATACCACTTGCGATTGTAGAATTTAACCGATTTGTACTAAATGAAATAAATGATGTTGTTGAAAGAGTTCTCATTTGTATTAAAAGTGTACTTAGTGAAGCAAATACTGGAGCACTTGCAAAACTATTATTAAAATATATAGATCGTATCTGACTTGATGCACTTCCAGCATTAAAAAATAGTAATTGTGTTAAATACATTTGATATTGTGAATATTTGTAAAATATTAATGTCATATTTCCAGATGTTAAGGGTGTTGTTAAGTCTAAAATATAGTACTGTAAATTTCGTACTGGATCTATAGACCATGTCGGATAACTTACAGATCCTAATAAAGTATTATTTTGATTATATGCATAGATTAATTGTGGAGTATGTACTGAATCACCTGTTGCCGCCGAATAAATTGTTATTGAATTTATCTTTATTCCACCTGCGGTTACATACTGAATATTAACATATCCATTTTGCCCAGATGCTCCTGGATTGTTACCTTGTCCACCAGCAACTCCTCCTCCTAGGGTAGTTGTTCCTACAAAAAAATCATCATTATATGCTGATCCACCACCGCCACCTATACCAGCACCTCCACCATAGTATCCACCACCACCTCCTCCCGCATTTTGTCCAGTTGCATTACCACCTTGTATGATAGAACCTGCTTCACCCGCCCCAGAAAATGCTGCTCCACCATTGAGTTGTCCACCACCAACACCCGGATTTCCACCACTTCCTCCATCTAATCCTCCTCCTGCACCTCCTGCAGATCCATTTGCTCCACCAGCACCTCCTCCACCTCCAACAGTTATAATTTCCCATAGGATTGTACCAGTGCCAGATAGTGTTGCAGTTGTTGTATTATTTACTCTAATTGTAGTTGATGTTACCTCTAGAATTCTAAATGCACCATTATATCCCGCTGGTGACAAACCTGAAATAATAACTAAATAATCTACATCTAATCCGTGTGCTCCATTTGTAGTATAGGTTACAAAAGTTCCAGTGCTTGTAGCTGAAGTTATTCTTACTTCCAAAAATGTTGAAATTGCTGATCTACCACCACCACCACCACCGGGATAACCGCTATTATTACCATTTCCACCTCCACCATATCCACCAGCTCCAGCAGAAGAACTTGTTGCACCTCCACCACCACCACCACTAACAATATAATATGTAGTACCCGGCACTACTGGAATAGTTCCTTGAATTAACCCACCATGGCCACCACTTCCAATCGGTGAAAACCAGAATCCACCTCCACCTCCACCTCCAGACATTATTATACTTATTGTTGTTACTCCTGCAGGACATAGCCAAGTTTGAGCGGATCCAGTATAACTAAATCTTATAGAAGGTGAAAAAGAAACAGTAAAATTGTAAGAGGTTTGATATCCACCATTATTTAAATAATTTTGAAAAATACGATTATAGTAATTTAGATATGTTCCATCCAATATATTTACTAAACTATTAGGACCATAGTCAGTTACTAAAGGTCCATTTGCACTTGCTGAATTATCTGTGATTGTAATATTTGAAGATGCAATTTGTGCTGATTTTTGACTAATGTTATCAATTGTATATAAATTTTTAGGTGTATCTGCTACCAAAGTTTGTGGCGATGTGAAAAAAGAAGTATTAGCATATCCATCCACATTACCAATTACTTTGTCATTTCCTGCAATAGTTCCTACAATACCTGTCTTAGGATTTATTTTTCGTATAACACTATTTCCAGAATCGGCTACATAAACATCAACTCCAGTTGAAAAGTTAGAAATTGCTGCAACTCCAATCGCATTTGAAAATTGCGTTGCAGTTCCAATTCCATTTGCAAAACCTGGTGAACCAACTGTTCCTGCAATTGTTTTAACAATACCTGTTACTGAATCAATTTGACGAATTATACTATTGCCTTGATCTGATACATAAACAATATTATCCCATGCTGAAATTCCGGGCATTATTTGTGAAAAAGTTGCTAATGATCCAGTTCCATCTAGTGATCCATTTGTTTGCGCTCCAGCAATAAGTGTGAATGTTGCTGTTGATAAATAATTTGCCATCTTATAGATTTGTCCCGCTGTTGTAAAATATACTGAAGTTGATAAATATCTATCCACAGTTATACCTTGAGGCTTCGGATATGCTTTTGTTATTACAATAGGCGCTTGGGCGTAACCAATTGGATTATTTGAAATAAAATAAATTGTGCTAAGATTATCAGTAACAAGTAAATTCTTATATACATCCGTTGTAATATTATAAACCTGTGTTGATAAAGTTACAAATGTAGATAAAAGACCCCCAGATTGATTATAAATTAAAATATTATTACCCGAATTACTGGATGTTCCTAAATAGAAATTTACACCATCATATGCTAGACCAAATGTATTTGTAGGAAACCCAACAGTATTAGATCCAGCAAGTGTAATTACATAACGACTTGATGCTTCCGCTGTATTAATTGCCAAAACATTTGCAGGCGTTAATCCTGTAAAACCTCCAATATCAAAATTAATACGACGAATACTTTGAATATCGGCAACATAGAAATTTGTTGCTGTATTATCTATAGCTAAACCGAATGGTTGTGCAAATGTTGCTGATGATAAATATCCATCTAGAACTCCACGATTATTCTTATTCCCTGCAATAGATGAAACTTGGTTATTTTGTAATGATAGTGTTCTAAATGTAAAATTTTCATAGTCATTAATAAAAAGATTTCCTAAATTATCGGTTACTAATCCTTTTGGTGATTTAAATCTTGCTACAGCATTAATTCCATCCGCAGATCCCGGTGTATTTGGAGTTCCAGCAATCGTAACTGATGTAGAAAGTGATATCTTAATAGAACGAATTGTGTTTGTATCAGAATCCGCCACATATAAATTACCTTGAGTATCTGTTGTCATACCAAAAATTGTTCCAAAATTTGTAGATGTTGCATTTCCATTTGCATGGAGTGGACTTGCATTACTTCCACCCATAAAAAAAGATACACTTAGCGTTGAAAGATTTAATCTATATATATTATGATCTTTTGCTGATGCAATAAACAAATTAGAATTTGCTGAATCAATAGTAATTCCTAAAGGAGATGATATTTGATCTGTAAGTGTTGATATGCCTTTATTTTGATTAATCCTATAAATTTTATTTTGTGTTAAACTGGGTGCATATAGATTCCTATTTGAATCTATACATAACGTATATGCATCTTCTATTGTGCTTACAAAAGGTGCTAATGTATTTGATCCGTTACTTAAAATCCAAATCATATTTGAATTAATATCTGTTGCATAAATATTATAACTGTCATCTATTGCTAAACCAGATAAAGAATATTCTCCTGTGCCAGTATTCTGGTTTGATAGTATTGCAACAGGAAATGTATATCCTGCTGGTTGAGTAGCAGCATTACACCAATAATTATAAACATCTCCTGTATTTACTGTTAGAACAGTTTGGGAAGGAACTGCAGCTAGTGACACAGCTCCTTGGAATGTTGGTGTTTCAGAAAAGTTTTGAAAACTTGTTATAATTGTATTACCATAGATTGAAGTATATTTTACTTTAATTAATCCTTCTGAATTTGTAATATTTTTTCTATATGTTGAAACAACATTTGTAAAAGATAAAAATCGTTTTGCTACAATTTCATTCTGTGAAGCTTTTCGTATATCAATAAAGATTTCTCCACTTTGAACATTTGGAGGTAAGTTACAAACATTTATATACGTTTCAATCGTTGGATTTGCATTTGACATTGTGTTAATATTTACATAGAAGTTTTGATACATAAATAAATCAAGATAAAATGTACTCATTGTATTACTTAATTCATTCTGAAATGTTGTAACATTATTTGAAAAAAAACCCAAATTTACAGTACTATTAGATGTTGAAAATGAAAAGGTTGGAGTTGAAAAGAATTGTGTAGAAATAATTGTACTTGTTCTTGTAGCATTAACAAAATTTGTGCTTAATACAATTGTAGAAAGACTTGAAAAAGTTTGGCTATCAACAATAATTGAATAAAATATATTTAGAGGTGATTGCAATGTGCTGAAAAAATTAATTGTGCTAAGAGTTAATATTGTGCTTAAAAATGTAAGCCCTATAGATGAAACAGTTGAAAAGGCTGTTGGAGTTCCACTAACTGTACTTAGAAAATTTACTGTGCTTAAAAATGAAGGTACTACTGCAGGTGATACAACACGAATACTTGATGTAAATAAAAATGTACTTAGAACTGCTTCTGTATTTCCAGTTATATTTGATATATTAAATGTACTTTGCATTGTTGAAGTAAACGAAATTAAATTTGTTTGTGATGTTGTACTATTTAGCGCATTTATGTAAATCTTTCCACTTGTTACTTGATTATGTGAACTTTTTATAAATAGTAACGAATTTAGACCTGTTCTATCGAACATTTTAACTAGGAAAGGTGATGTACTTAATGTATCATTTATTTTAACTGTATCTACACTTGTACTATTTCCATAATTAAAGATGTTATTTATTGTTTGAATATTATTTGATAACATTACATTATTTACTTGTGTCAAACCATAACCATATACGGTACTTAACTGTAAGAAATAAGTTGAATATGTTTGAAGAACAATATCTTCTGTTCCAGTTAGCTGTTGAAATTTAGTTTGATTTAATATAGTTGATATTTCATCTGAATCTGCTTTTAACTCATTTACAATGTCTGCTAGATAAACTGTTGATAGTGGTATAATACCACTACTGAAACTTCGCACATATTCTCCAAAATCTGTACTTATAGAAGATAATGTAAGTTGGTAGTTTGTTGATATTGTTGAATATAATGCTGTACTCAAGATTTGTGTGCTTACATTATAATTACTTAACAAAGTAAGAAATAGATTATTTGTATTAATAAATTCTTGAGCAGGAAATAAGCTAAAATAGGTTGATATTATTATACCCGCAGTTGCAATAACAACATTTGTTGAAATAATTGGATCTAATACTGTTACAGCAATTGAATGATTTCTTGTAAGTACACTAATATTAGATTCTAAGTGATTTGATGAATTTGATGCAAATGTTGAATAGTTTATATAGATAGAAGACAAATTTGAATAAAATACTGTTGAAATTCTAGTATCATTTGTTGAAAATAAACTTTCTAGTCTACTTATACTTGTAGAATAATTTGATTCATTTCTTGCATAATTTGTTGAATAAATTGATAAAATACTGGATTGATTACTTATAAAATAAGATGATAATGTTGATACGGCCGTTGAAAAATTATTTTTTAAGTCTGCATATGTTGTTATGTATATTGTTGAAAGATTACTGTAAGCTGTTGAAAAATTCGCAATTGTTGTTACTATACTTGTTGATGCAAATGTTGATATTACATAGATATTTGCTGAATAATTACCTAACAATGTACTATACTGATTTACGAAGTAAGATGATAATGTACTATCAAAACGATTACTTAATGCTTCAAGAGTACTATTACAATTTCCGGAAATTGTTGATATTCTTGCATCTACTGTTGAATAAATAAGCGCTAAACTACTGTATGATGAATAATAAATAGTTGATATTGCAGGATATATTGTTGAATAATTTTTTGTATTAGTACTTTCAAAGATTCCAATTAATGTTGAATATTGATTTATTGATGTTGAATAATGACTTATTGTTGATTGTAACTCATAATAATAGATTGTTGAAATTGTTGAATGCGATGTTGATAGATTATTTAGATTTGTACTTAGATTTGATCCAACCATGACTGAATAATTCACTGTATAAGATGAATAATTGGAATACAGTGATACAAAGGAACTTTGATATATTGTTGAAATTGTAGAGTATGATGTAGATAAGTTATTAAGATTTGTACTTAGATTTGATCCAACCATGACTGAATAATTCACTGTATAAGACGAATAATTGGAATAC